AATATCTGCTATACGAAATCTATTTGCCTCTGGTTTATCAAGATATATATATTCTACTAATAAGTAAGCATCTTTTAGAGAAAAGTTAGTAGGCATATTTATATCTGGATATTGACTTACTTTAACTCCTGGAGATCTATCTGGTTCTAAGCCATTCACTATAGATCCATCTTGATCTGAATAATAAAAGCTAGATCCTATTAAAGGCCATAAGGATCCAGCTGGTGTATTCGTCTGAACTATATGTCCCGTTGAATCCACTTGACGTGATTGTGTATAATAACAGTTTGTAATGGGATTAAATTGAATTGTAATACGAACCTCATCTATATTTAGGGCATCAATTGGTAAAAAACATCCAGGATCTCCACGACTAAACCAAAAGGGTAGATGAACCGCAACTTGTGTAGACGTTGAATCCGTTCCAAAGGATGTATCTGTAAAACCATTGTCTAATCTACAGAGCTGACGACTCGATTCTACTGTCTTTTCTAGAGGTGTCTGAAATTCATCTAGAATTTCCATAAGCTGACCTGGAATTGTGTCTGATAAGACACCTCCAATATGAATCTGAGCCTGATTTACTAAGGAATGTCCAAGACTATTTGTCCATCCAAAGTGCGGTCCAATAAAGTTTACTGGAGATCCATTTACCATTGCCGTCTGAGCGTTTAACTGCGCCGTCTGAATATCTGGCATCTGAACAATTAAAAAAACTCTTGAGATAAGTTCTCCTTGAGTAGGCAGTCGTGCGATAGACGTTTTTCCAAAGTCTGAGGTAGTATCAAAGTCTATTCTAGCCCAATTTGTTCCATACCGCCCTGCCTTGATTAGGACAGAAAGTATAGCATCAATACTTGGTTGCGGCGGCTGTAATCGTTCATCCTGAATCCCTGTAGATATAATTTTTAGAAGACTTGCCACCATTCTATCTTAATAGTATGCTTTGTTTATATGGATTCTAAGCGCTAGTCGGAATCCTTGCCAGATCCAAGGTCCTGTAGTTTCTTTGCTAGCGCATATGGAACTGCTTTCTTGACAGTCATTCCAACAACACAGAGCATAATATAGCCTGACGAGGGATCAGGAGGTCGGCTAGAGAATTCAGTATATCCACCCTCCTGAGAGAACACTTCAAGACGAAACTGATTCGTCCTGAAATGTCCAGTAACTTCCTTTCCATTATCAGTATACTTTGATGTTTCAAAGTATGTTAATGTGCTCTTGACATCTAGATCAATCTTAAACTCATGAGAATTAATAATTTTAATAAATATATGATTCAGAACAATAAACCATTTACTATCCTTAGATTCTATAATATCACCAGCATACTCCTGGATAGACATGATTGATACATAGGATCAAGGTGTCATTTGGTTCAATTTTTTCAATAAAAAAATTGAGTTTTATAAATGTTTATGTTTCATCATAAACAATGTCATTTCTCTCTGAGAGTGCAGTTCAGCTCGAGGCCCGTCGTCGTGTAGATGAGGAGCGTTCGGTGGCGCGCGCGGCAGCACTTGAGGCTCAGAAGAAGAGTGAGGCTGAAAAACTTAGACTTATTGAGGCGCAGCGTGAGGATCGCATTCGTCGTGAGGCCGAGCAGATTCAGGCACGTCTTCGGGCTGAGGAGGCGGAGCGTGAGGCTCGTCGTGTTGCTGAGCAGGAGGCCTTTGAGCAGGCGGTTGCTGAGCAGGTAGAAGCTCTCAAGAAACGCCCTCTGGAGGAGCGTATTCTCGCTGAGGTGGAGGAGCTGCGTCACCTTGTCGGCTCACTTTCGGGTGATCTTTCATCCACAATTCGCACACCACCGTCGTCCTATGGCCTGGATAGCCTTCAGAGAAAGATTGAGTCTCTCTCTACGTCTCCGTGGAACACTGAGATTGAGAAGCTGAAGGCGCAGGTGAAGTCGCAGCTTGGGAAGCTTTCAGATCAGATTTCGTCTGAGATTTCGGCTCATACTTCTCAGCTCGCAGAGATCAGAAGTCTTGCGACAAAGCCTGCTCGCTCTCTGACAGTATTTGCTTCAGTTACGACACTTGGTAATGTGAACATCTCTAATGGTAACAGTATTACTTCGGGTGTAACTCAATCTCCTAGTGGTGGTCGGGCACTCCTTGTGACATATCACCTAATCCCTCAGTCTTCTACTTCTGCGAGCGGTGCAGCGAATTTCCTTGAGATTCAGGAGAATCAGTCAGGTACAATCGCAGTTCCTGCTGGTCAGAAGGTATATATTACATCGGCGCAGTGGAAGCCACACAATAACATCCGTGTTGGCCAGACTCTTATGGATGTGACGGCTCATCTGAAGTCAACGGGGATTGAGAACCAGTAAGATTAAATTCTTCATCCATACCTCTGAAGTGTTCAATACCAGGCATTTTACTTAGAAATGTAAAGTTAGTTTATTTACCAACATAATGTCTGAAACACATCTTAACTACTCGTATTTCAAGACGAGTATCTTTATAGTATATTTTTTCTTCATTCCCTTGAGATTCAATATCAATTAGATCCATGTTTGTTAATATGTTAAGAATTATAGGCATTGACACTTCATTTGGATTTTCTAGATACATTCCACTTTCTTTATCAGGACCAGCTCCAGCCCATATTTTTATATTATTAATACATCTTGATGGTTGATTTCTTCCACAATGGCTACGTATAGATCTTATTATCTTCTCTATTTTCTCAGGGGGTTCATCTCCACTTATATGGATTAAAAAATGCATAATACCTCTATCACTATTAATATCCATCATTAATGCTGAACAGGTTACTAATGAGTGTGTATACAGTGGAAATTTTACTGGCTCAATAGCAAAGTCTCCTTGCCATACAAAATGACTTTTAACATTATTATTTGGATGTTTTGGCAATGAATTTTCAATGGGCCGTTGATTTCTTGGCATATTTGCTTCAGATGTTTTATGTGGAATACAGGCACATATAGCACAAGCTTTGTTACATGGCTCCCCCATTGAATTTACATGCTCTTTTTTTATTATTTCAACGGTTTTAGGGTGATTAAATTCAACTAGAATATGGTCATCATTGATATTTGTCTTAACTTTACCAGTCTTTCCAGTCCTTGGGTGTTCTATATATATAAATCTGGATCCTTTAGAGGCATTATACATACCACCTTTCATTTTTCTAGTCTTTTTATTTATTCGGCGGCGGCGAGAGTACATCTACCTTAGTCAATAAAAACCTTATTACAGATGCCATTTCCAAAACGAACCCACTGAAAGGCATATACAAAGACATGAACCTCCCACTCGGTGTCTGAAGTCCCTCCAGGTGGTTTTACATTCAAGGTCAGACGCAATGAGTTCAGACGACTCGCATTAATCGTCCCAGTTGGATCATGGTCTCCTGGATGTCTCGCAAAGGAATATCCATAAATAAAGGCATCATAAGAGCTCTTACCGCTTCTATGAGCTCTCGCAATATGAGACCGAAACCAGGCTTCATCCTGACTTATTATATCTTGACCATTAGCCTGTAGCTTCGCAGACACTAAAAGTGGCTGTAGAGGAGCAAAGATAGGATCGTAATCTTTTTCAAGTGTGGCACTATAATTTACCCAGTCATTATTTTGAGTAATCGCAGCCTTACGTCTTAAGATCCAAATAATTTCTTCTACAGGTTGATTTGCTTCTAAGGGAAGCTGTATTGTAATGAGGTCATTTCCAGTCTTATTTACAATATATTTCATAGGCTCTGTAAAATCAAACTGCTGGATCTCACGAAAGGGTCTCTCAAAGGGTTCACGCAATAACATCTCACGATAAGGACCGTCTACGAAGATCCCCTGTGTCAAAAGCTGAATATTTTTTAGTCTAGGCTCTGTATCTTGTGATTTAATGGTAGACGAACGATTTACTGCGATACGAGTATCAAGAATAGAAAATGTTTTTCCAAGAGGTGTATCTGTAGATGAGGCTCTAGATCCAGACACACTACGAATAATCTGGTCAAATCTTTTTAGAGTAAGACGAATTCTCATAGTGCCCTCACGACAGGCAATAAGAGGAAAGGTTGATGTGATTCGATCTCTCAGCATAGAAAATACAAGTGGGACTGTAATCCATCCATCTTCAACTGGATAGGCATGAACTCCATCCCATTGTTTAACATCATTTATACTCTTTAATCCAAGACTATCTGCCACACCAAACTTAGTATTAAGATCTGGAAATAAGACTGAGGTTACATAAATAGAATCTCCAGTAATCCTTTCTAAAACTTGATCATCCACCTCAAGAGTAGCTTCCTCAAGAATAGATGTTCCAATTGAATTAGAATATGTCCAAAACTGATTTATATCAACAGGTAATAAAATGCCTCTCTTTAAATTTTCTCTAGTAATTGCCGTATACCAGTCGCCAAGCTGTATCTGAATAAATAGGCCATTAATCAAATCACCACAATTCATATCTCCTAACTCAAATGTAAAGGTCTGTCCAAGAGTTGCGGGACCACGAAAGGTAAACTCTCTCATCACAGTGGCAAAGGGTATTGTCCGTAGCCCTTCATCTCGTGTGAATCGTGTTATATTTGTATTTAATGGGAATAAAAAATTATCTTGAACATCTCTTGATACTAAATCTAAAAGCGTTGTTGATCCACCCCTTGGCTGTTTTGTTCCATATCCGTCTCGCTCATTCAGATCCATCTACTTAGTCCCCGTGCTTCCAAAGCCACCCTCACCCCGCGTAGTCTCAGGAAGTGAATCTACATAGACAACCTCCTTAATATAACCAAGAGCAGGAGCAATGATCTGAAACAGACGGGTCCCAGCATCAACATATGAACAGAATCCAGAAATACCAATCATAGGAGCCTTTAGCTCACCGCGATAGGAACGATCAATAATTCCACGGCTATTTGCCATGATAAATCCAGTCTTATAGATGGATGATCTAGGCTCAAGAGTAAAATGGCAATCCTCAGCCAGCTCAATCCCATCACCCATAAAGACATACTTGATCATTCTGGCCTTTACACCAAGAGGGGCAAGCTCACAGATTGTAAGTGGAGGCTGATCCTTCACAACCTTCAAATCATACCCAGCATTCTCTGGAGATAGATTCTCTACCGTGCCTACAGGAGGATAGAATGGCTTGCCCTGCTCAGTCACTAGAAGCTCAAGTCGATAATAGGTCGTCATACCTTTATATATGTATGACATTTGGTCAATTTTTTGCCCGGTAAAAATTGACATTTGTGATGAATCATAGTGTGTATAATGACGAACCTAGATATTCTTCACAACAATCCTTTCTGTATGAGAAAGAATCCTA